CGCCTTCTGCTCGGCCGTAACAACTTTCGATAGGTCAACCGTCCACATTGGCAGGCTCCTCTTCAGCAGTGTCAGGGATAGACGGCTGCGGATCGGCCGGCAATGCAATCACCCCGTCGGGCGGGTCGATGAGTGGCGGCGGAAATGCGACGGCCTGAGAAGGGCCCGGTCCGTGCGGCAGGATGAGCGTCAGGTGAAGCTCGCCGGCGGTCCGTTCGACGGAGCCGACAAGCCATTCACAAGGAACCTCGCCGGCCGGGATCGTGGCGCCGTCCGGCAAGGTCGAGAAGTCGAATGGCACACCGTTGATCGTGAAAACGTCGCCTGCCTTGGTGACCGTCAGGAGGTCATCGCGGCGTTGGGGAGAGAACTTGATTTGCATTAAAACCACCTTCCAAGGGCACCAAATCGGATCGTGTCGCTGGTCCGGGAGGCATAGGCGTAGGCCGACCCCACCCACGAACCGAAAGCAGTTCTGGGGTTCACCCAGGCGTTAATTGTCGTCGTCACGTGACCGAACCCTACCGGCTGAATTCCGGTGAAAAGGACCGGCATTGGCGCACTCACGGCATTGGAATAAAAAACGTTGCCAGCAGCCTGGGTCATGGCGACGGGAAGTTCCGGTGACGTGCAAATCATGGTGCCGTCGGCAAATTTGACGTACTCCCCATTGGCATTGCTGCCCCGTTCAATGACGGCGCCGGCGGGAAAGCCCGCGGAGTTTGATACGGTCCCGACAACCGGTAGCTCAACAATCGTCCAGTCCGTCCAGCTTGTGCCGCCGTTGACGGTGTTCCTTCTGAAGACCTGGTTGTTGTCTCGGTAGAAATATTGAAACACGGCATTGGCGCTTCGCTGGAGAACCACGAGCGTGCCTGTCGTGGCTACCGAGGCGGCTCCGGCATAGGTGTTGGCCCAGTTCCCCGAGAGTGTGTAAACGCCGGCAACGGTGATCGTGTTGAGGTCGCCATCGACCAATCCGACATCACTGTTCGCAGGGGATCGAACGGATCCACCCCATACAGGACCAAGCTTCAGCAGTGCGTCGAGCACACCCGTCGACGAAAGCAGGTCGCGCCCCTTTGCCTTGATGTCCGCCAGCGCGCCCGAGTTTGCACCGGTGAAGTAGGCGAACTTGTCCGCCGCGGGGTCGAGCCCGGCCAAAGCCGTTAGCGCCGCATTGTCGAGCCGCTGGATATAGGTCGAGAGCGCCTGGGCGTTGACGGTCTGCTGCTGCAGGTAGGCCGTGTCGCGGACAATCCAGTAGCCCTGCCCGGCCGCCGTGGTGCCGCGCCAGGGCTTGGCCAGCGTCAGCTGCGTGTTGCTGTCGACCGAGAGGATCGGGACCGGGTTGCCGTTGCTGCTGTCAAGGCCGAAGAACCCGCCGGCAATCAGTGCCGTTTGCCAGGCGGTTCCGGAGCCGGTGACAACGGCACTGCCGGCGGTCACGGAAACCGTGCCGGTTACATAGGGTATGGTCATGTCAGGAGTTCCTAAGCTGGAATGCCGAGAATATAGTAGCGGATGCCGAGCACGTGATCGGCGCCTTCCGTTCGCCACGTGCCCGGATCATCTGCATCGTTGTAGTAATCGCCGGGCTGACCGCGATTGGTGACAAACGTGGCGCTTGTCTGTGTGAGGCGGCAATGGGAACTATCACCGCACTCGAAATTGCTGTTGGTCGAATAGACGCGTTGACGAACGGTCGGAAGCTTGATCGATTCGGTCCAACTGCCAACGCTCGTTTCCGACCCCGCCCCGTGTTTGGTCATGTATTTGACCATCGGGAACATGCCGGAAGCGTCAAAGTTGATGATCGTTTGGAGCGGGCTTCCTACCGCAACACTGAAATAGCCTTCCGCAATGATTTGCACGCAAGGCCAGCGCGTATCGATGATGATATCCGCCCATGATGGCGGGTTGGCTGAACCGGGGCGCAAGAACTGCACAACGTCCTGGCCGCCTGCCGTGAATTCCCTTAGCACGCGGTTACTGCCGTTCGTCGGCGGGTCTCCTGCGTCGAGGTAGAGCATGAACCGGGCGCGCATCGTATCGGACGAATTGAAATAAATTCGCGAGCCGCTGAACCAATAGTCCGCACCCAGGCCGTTGCTCATGTTCGGATTGAACGGGTAATAGATCGTTGATCCCTCGTAAAAATGAACATCAAGGGCGATGTTTGCCGGCAAGGTGATGCTAGTTTCATAGAAGGATTCACCGGCAGGAATTGCGATGTCCGCAGCGGCAATGACCTTCACGGGCACACGGCGGCTGTCGAACGAAACCTGCCATTCGTTTGCCGTCTCCGCGTTGTAGCCGGGCTTGGCAATTATCATCTTATCGGATCGCAGAATGATGTTCTTCGATCCATTTGGAGCCAAGGGCGGCGCTTCCAGCGACGGGTCTTCATTGCCGGGGAGGTTCCAGACGATCAACCGCTTGTCTCGTGACAAGAAGCGGTTGTATGCATCGTCATTCGTTGACGTGGTGATTTTGGCGTAAGTACCATATGGGAAATCACCCCATTGACTGACATTGCCGCTAAAGTTTTTCACCCACGGGGCCTGATACCAGTTCCCCATAAAGAAATAGCCGCCTTGGTCGTTATAGTATTTCCCTGAATAGCGGCGCTGAATTCGCTGCTGGTTGAAACGCCCGGTGTTCGTCCGTGTGGCTTTCACGTCAAACAGGGGCATATTGTATTTGCATTTCGGGAATGCGGAATTGCGGAACAGCCATGTCGACTCCCCGCCGCCTGATCCTTCCATCTTCTGATAGTTGGACGCGTTCGACCCTGCCGGGTAATAATGGTATTGGACACTTCCCCCAGAGCTAATTTGATTGATCCGCTCGATATGCGCAATCGACGCGTTCAGAGCGTATTTCGAGTTATAGAGGAACTTCGACCGCTGACTGTCCGGCGTGGTGCGCGGATTGTCGGCGTCGTTCTTCATGATTTTGATGCAGCCGGCGCCGGTCGAGTCGACGCCAATCATTGTCCTGGTCATCAGCTGAAGATCTCGATCGTGCCGTTGTTGAGGTCGATTTTCATTTTGCCGTTACGGGCTCGCAGCCGGCCAGCGTCGGACGTGCCGATGTCGGCGGTGGCAAGCCTCATAACGCCTTCTAGCGGACTCCGTTCGAACGTCGGCACGACCGCACTGGTGGCCGCTGGGACAAAAGGCGCACTGATGAGCGCCAGTAGGAAAGACCTGCGTTTCATGATTGAACCCTCTTTTTAGCTAAAGATTTCGATCGTGCCGTTGTTGAGGTCGATTTTCATCTTGCCGTTCAGCGACTGAAGGAGACCGGCATTGACCGTGCCGATATTGGCAACGGCCAGCTTCAGCTCTCCATTTGCGAAGACGAGCGGGTAATGGCGGCTGTTGCCTGACGTGACGAGGAACTGATCTGCCTGCACGGCCATGCGCGACTTCTGCACACCGCCTTCGGTGTAAAGCTCGACATAGAAGCCCGACACCTTGAAGCTCTGGTTGGTCCCGGCCCGCAACAACACCGAGAAACGGGCATCAACGCCGGTCGGCGCCGCGACCGCCTCGAACTTCACCAGCCCTTGTGCGAACCGGCCGTTGAAATCAGCGCTCACGCCGCTGATGCTGCTCGCGAGTGCGCCGTCGCCATCTGCGCGAGCGGTCTCCTCGGCGATCAAGCGGGCGAGGTTGCCATCGACGTCGGCGTCGAGTGTCGTGATCGAGCTTGCGAGGGCGCTGTCCGTCGTTGCGCGCACGGTCTCCTCGGTGATCAGCCGCGCATTTGTGGTGCCGAGGCTCGCCTGCAGATATTTTAGCAGCTGCGCCGTCGCCTCGTTCTCCGAAACGCGAACCCGGCGCTCCTCGGTGATCTGCGCCAGCGCGTCACCTATGGTGGCAACGATCTGCTGGCGCTCGATCTGTCCGACAGCGCCTTCGAGCGAGAACGCGTCCAGCAGCTCGACCAGGCGCGGCCGGAAGAACTCGTCCATTTCCTGCTGTAGTTCCTTGAAGCGGTTCAGCGCATCGTCCTGCAGTTCCTTCAAGCCGGTCAGCAGCGTCTGCAAACCGGTCGGCTGCGCCGTCGTCATCCAGGGCGTAAAGGTGCGCAGCCGGTCGGGGACGGTCGTGATCGTCGCCCGGGCATTGTAGACCTTACCGGAGACGACGTTCTTCGTGGTGCGGAAGCTGCCGTCCTCGGGTGAGGTGCACTGATCCTCAAACAGCTCCATCGTGCCCTCGATCCGATAGACGAAGCGCACGGCCGTGACCGTCGGATCGTCCGGCGGCGTCCAGGTGAAGACGAGCGCCGGCGTGTCATAGCCCTGCGCGCCGTTGATCATGCCGACGGCAACATTGAAGTTCTGCACCGTCGAGAGCAGCGACGGATTGATCGGCGGCGTCGGCGGCACGACGATCGGGCCGGGCTCGATGCCGTCGTCGTCATAGATCGCCGCACTGGTCTCCGAAAGCACCAGGGTGATACGCAGCCGCTCGTCCGCCCGCCATTCACTGATCAGCCAGCTCTTGCCACGCCAGGTGATCCACTCGCCTTCCTGCACCGCGAGGCCAAAGCGACGGCTGACGGGAACCGTCGCCTTGCCGCCCATGCGGTTCTGCCGGTAGCGGATATTGAGCAGGTACTGCGCAATGTCCGGATCGGTCACCTGCAGGAAATCGATGCTTGTCTGCCGGTTCCGGCCGTCGGCGGCGATGTCCGCATTCACATAGACCGGCTTCAGGCTCTCCGGGTTCCACATCGACTCGATCGAGGTGAACTGGCCGGAGAGATGGTTGAAGCGCTCGAAGGCCGACGGCCGGAACTGCACGTCCTTGGCACGGTCAATCGGGATGTCGGCCGCAGTCAGATCCTTGACCGGGATCTGCGGTGCGCCAGGAATGACGCCGGAGAGACCGCGACGATTGAGGCCATAGCCGGCCATCGCGTCATCGAACTGCTTCAGCACCTCGGTGTGATCGTCGTCGCCGCTGACGAACAGCGAGCACTCATAGGTCTTCTTGCCGTTCGCCCGCAGCGTGTCGCAGACGTTCATCGCCACGAAATAGGTAGCGAGATCAATTTGCCCGAGGCTCTTGCCTTCGCCGATCAGCGTGCGGCCGGAGACGAGCGCGCGAAGGCCCAGCTGATAATTGAGGCGGTGCACGG